GTATCATGGCAAGAAGTACCTGGTAGAGATGAGGCGTGGAAAGAACAGACAATAAAGAATACTAGTGAGCAACAATTTTTACAAGAGTTTGAATGTAGTTTTCTTGGCAGTATTGATACTTTAATTAGTCCTGCTAAGATACAAACAATTCCATATTTTGATCCTGTAGAATCTGGTGGTGGATTGGATATATTTGAAAGGGTTGAAAAGGAGCATCAATATTGTGTTACAGTAGATGTAGCGCGTGGAGCGGGTAATGATTATTCTGCTTTTGTTGTGATTGATATTACTCAAATGCCTTATAAGGTAGTGGCAAAATATCGAAGTAATGAAATAAAACCTTTAGTCTTTCCTGATGTTATTTACCGTACAGCAAAAAATTATAATCAGGCATATCTTTTAGTTGAGATTAATGATATTGGAGGACAAATTGCTGATGCTTTACATCACGATTTGGGTTATGAAAATATTATAATGACTCAAATGAGAGGACGATTAGGACAAGTAGTTGGTGGTGGTTTTGGAGATGGCCAGATAGATTTGGGTGTGAGGACAACAAAATCCCTCAAACGTATAGGTTGTTCTAATTTAAAACAGTTAGTCGAAGGCGATAAGTTGCTTTTTAATGATTTTGATATAGTGGTTGAACTCTCTAATTTTATTCAAAAAGGACAATCATATGAAGCAGAAGATGGTGCTACAGATGATTTGGTAATGTGTCTTGTGTTCTTTGCTTGGCTTACAGACCAACAGTACTTTAAAGAATTAACTAATGAAGATATCAGAACTCGTTTATACGAATCTCAAAAAGAAAGTATAGAAGCTGATATGTCACCATTCGGTTTTATGGATGATGGAGTCCATTATGGACAAGAAATTGTAGCGTTTACTGATTCTGATGGCGATTACTGGACACCTACAGATGCACCTGATTTCTTTAATACGAATAGATTTTAATTAGGCCATGGCCCTTTAAGATTATCGTATTTTCTATCTTCTATACAATTCCAACAGATTGTTACACTTTCATCTATTAGTTTTTGAGCTAATTCACGTTGGGTTGTTTTCTTTCCATGACGTAAAATATTATGTCTTATCTTATCATGGTGGGGCCACCACCGCAAATAATATTTTACTTCAGCGTTGCATACTTGACACCATTTATCTTGAAATGTGTTAAGTAATTCCTGTTCTCTTGTTTTGCTATATGTGGACATTTGTACCTCTATTTAGTAGTGTGCGCATCTGTTTATGGGTACAACTGTTCATTCAGAAAATTCTAAAATACTAAATAATACGCAATACAAAATATTGAAGTAGTTTTTTATATTATTTTTTTACAATAAACCTAGGAGAGAAAAATAATGGGAGATTTAGTCTCACCTGGCGTACAAGTAAAAGAAATTGACTTAACGACAACTGTTAGAAGTGAGCCAACTAGTATTGGTGCTTTTGCGGGTATTTTCCAAAAAGGTCCTATTGAACAAGTTGTAACAATAGACTCTGAGGAGACACTTGTAAATATATTCGGCAAGCCGAATACAACCAATCACGAATATTGGTTTTGTGCTGCTTCGTTTCTTGCTTACTCTAATACGCTAAAGGTAGTTAGAATCCTCACCACTGGAGCGGTAAACGCTTGCGAAAGTGGTACAGCGATTCTAGTGAAGAATAACAAGCATTATGAAGATGGTGATGGTGTTACAGGTCCATATACTGATGGTTCAGCTAATGTGGGTCAGTGGGCTGCTCGTACAGCTGGTGCTTGGGGAAATAGTCTTAAGGTAAGTATGTGTGCTACAGCTGCAGCATTTAAAACGACTTCAGCTACTACAACAGCCTCTTCGGTTGCTGCGGGAGGTACGTCTATTACTTTAACATCTGCAACAGGCTTTTTTGTTGGAGATATAGTATACCTCCAAGAAGCTGACGGACAAAAATATAAAGTATCGGCTTTGTCATCTACAACTATGCATATTGTTCGATATCCTACATCTGTTGCTACAGGATTTGCGTCTGTGATAGCATCTGGTGTTAATGTGGATAGAGAATGGCAATATGCTGACCAGTTTGATTTTGCGCCCGGAACATCTACATTTGTATCGGATGTTGCTGGAGCAAACGACGAAATGAGCTTAATTGTAATTGACGAAGATGGAGAAATTACAGGGGTAGCGGGTGAAATTTTAGAGAAGTATGAGAATGTTTCTAAAGCTTCTGATGCCCTTACCGATAATGGTACTATGAATTATTATGCTGATGTGTTATATCAATCGTCAGAATATATTTATTGGATGGATCATCCAGCTGGATCAGGTAATTGGGGCACAGCTGCAAAAGGTACTACATATACTGGACCTACTAGTGTTATCACGAATATTAGTCTAGTAAGTGGTGTTGGTGGCTCAACTGTTCCGACTGAAGGTAATAGACAACTTGCTTATGATGAATTTAAAGATGCTGATACAGTAGATTTGAATTTGTTAATAGCTGGACCTTCTTCAGTGGATAATGCATCTGGTACAACTCATGGTGTATATCTATCGGACCTTGTAGATAAGAGAAAAGATTGTGTAGCTTTCATGTCGCCGTATAAGGATGCTGTTGTTAATGTTGCTAAGAGTTTTACGCAGCAAACAAGAGTAGTTACACATTTTGACCTTTTACCAAGTTCTTCTTATACAGTATTTGATAGTGGTTATAAGAAAGTGTATGACAAATATAACGATGTTTTCCGTTGGGTACCTCTTAACGGTGATGTCGCTGGTTGTTGTGCTCGTACAGATTCCACTAATGATGCTTGGTGGTCACCTGCTGGTTTAACCCGTGGCCAAATTCGTAGTGCTGTATCTTTAGCATTTAACCCAAAACAAACAGAGCGTGATGCTTTATATCGTGCTCGTATCAATCCCGTTGTAACATATCCGGGAGAAGGTACAATGCTTTGGGGTGATAAGACAGCGTTGTCCAAAAACAGTGCGTTTAGTCGTATTAATGTACGCCGTCTATTCCTCACTATTGAGGAGGCCTGTAAGTTGGCTGCTCGTTCGGTACTCTTTGAGTTTAACGACGAGTTTACAAGAGCCAGTTTTAAGGCGATGATTGATCCGTATTTGAGAGATGTACAAGCTCGCAGAGGCATGACAGATTTCTTGACAGTTTGTGACGAAACCAATAACACTGGTCAAGTCATAGACAACAATGAATTCCGTGCTGATATCTATGTGAAGCCTGCACGCTCTATTAACTTTATAACTCTGACCTTCATTGCGACACGAACCGGTGTTGACTTTAGTGAAGTGGTTGGCAGAGCAGGCTAAGAGGAGAATAAAAAATGGCAAGTATATCAAGTTTTTCAATTCGTCTTGGTGGCGGTGGAGCTCGTGCAAATCAATTCAAAGTTAGCATCACAGGTGGTTTAGCATCTGGATTAGGTGATGATATTACCTTTCTGTGTAGGTCTGCTCAGATTCCCGGTTTTACAGTGGGAGAAGTAGCTGTTCCGTATCGAGGCCGTCAAATTTTTCTAGCTGGCGACCGTACTTATGATGCATGGACTACAACTATTTTTGCTGACGCAGCTTGGAAAATGCGTGGTACAATTGAAGCATGGCAAAATGCTATTCAAAATCTTGGAGCGGAGACAAGTTCAGCTGCTCCAATGCCGATAGATTATTATGCTCAGGCTGATGTAGAACAGACTGATAAAAATGATGCACCAATTAGAACTTATAAGTTGATGGGCCTCTGGCCGCAAACGATAGATCCTATGGATTTGGCATATGACACTAATGATGCTGTTTCAGAATTTGGTGTTACATGGCGATTTAATTGGGCTACATCGGGGCCGTTGGGAGCCGCGGTGGGTGGCACTGGAGCCACAACTACATAAGATGATAGATAATTTCAAAAAATAGTTATACACTAGTTGTATAAATAGTAGTATGGCAGAATTTTTTGGATATGAAATAAAGAAGAAGGAAGCGACGAAGGGTAAATCCTTCGTCGCCCCTTCGGATGAAGAAGGTACGCTAGATATAGCGGGCGCTACTGGCTTTTTTAGTCAGTACATAAATGTAGACCGGTCAGCTAAAAATGATTGGGACTTAATTCGTAAATACCGACAAACCGCAGAGAATCCTGAGTGTGACCAAGCAATAGAAGATGTCATCAATGAGGCTATCACAGCTGATGAAGATGATATTTCTGTTAGGGTCAATATGGACCTCACCCCACTTTCCTTAGCAATCAAGAAAAAAGTTGATGCAGAATTTAAGGAGATTCTGCGCCTTTTTGATTGGAAACATAAATCTCACGATATTTTTAGGAGATGGTATATTGATGGTAGATTATTTTACCATAAAATGATTGATGAAAAAGCACCACGTAAAGGTATAACTGAAATACGTTATATTGATCCTAAGTTTATAAAAAAAGTTCGTGTAGTTGATAAACAAACGGATCGCGATCCTAAATCAGGTAATAGTATTGCTCTGGTTAGGAAAGTGGAAGAATTTTATGTTTATAATGAGGCTGGAGTTTATCCTGCATTTCAAGGTATTTCAGGACCTGCTGTAAAAAATTCACAAGGAGTAAGAGTTTCACCTGATAGTATTGCGTATGTAACTTCTGGTGTTTTTAATCCTACAACTAAACAAGTATATGGATTTTTACATAAAGCAATTAAACCGACTAATCAATTAAGAATGATGGAAGATGCGAGTGTTATATATCGCATTAGTCGTGCTCCCGAAAGACGTATCTTTTATATTGATGTGGGTAATTTACCCAAACCTAAAGCAGAGGCTTATCTTAAAGATGTAATGAGTCGTTATCGTAATAAAATTGTTTATGATGCTGCTACGGGGGAAGTTAAGGATGACAGAGAGCATATGTCTATGCTAGAAGATTTCTGGTTGCCTAGACGGGAAGGTGGTAGAGGCACAGAAATAACAACATTGCCCGGTGGTCAAAATCTTGGCGAAATGGAAGATGTACGATATTTTCAAGAGAAACTTTATCGTTCATTAAATATTCCAGTTTCTCGTTTAATGACGGATACTGGTTTTAATATGGGCAGAGCATCTGAAATACAACGCGATGAAATAAAGTTTAGTAAATTTATACAAAAACTTAGAAAGCGTTTTGGGAAGGTATTTTCTGATGTATTAAAAACACAGCTTATTCTGAAAGGTATTATGACTCCTGAAGATTGGGATAATATAAAAGAATGGATTGTGTATGATTTTACTGATGATAACCATTTTCACGAAATTCAACAGGCAGAAATGTTGAATGGTAGAATTGAACAATTAGGAAATATCAGTGAATATATTGGAACTTATTTTTCTGTGGAATGGATTAGAAAGAATGTTTTGCAACAAACTGAGACAGAAATAGCACAGATTGATAAACAGATTGCTGCAGAAAAGGCCGCGGGTGAAGTCGATCCAGATGCTGGTACTAACATGGGTGGACCAGAAGGTGGCTTTGGAGATCCCACTAGGGGTGTAGAACAAGAGCCAGATTTTGATGACGAGGGTGATGAACCAACTTCTTATACTACTGGATATACATAAGAGAATACAAATATTATAAATAGTTGGGGTTAAAAGGAGAATTTTTATGAGTATAGAAACAACAAGAGGTATGGTTGATTCAATTGTGAGTGGTAATTTAAATAAAGCTAATGCAGAATTTGAAACTGTATTGCAAATGAAACGTGAAGCCGAATGGGAAAATGCTAAATTAAATTTAGCACATACAGCATTTGATGATATTACTCCTGAAGAAACATATGAGGAAGAGCCTGCAGAAGCAGAGGTAGAAATGCAGGCCGCTGAAGTCGAGGAAGAGTAAATGAAACTAATATCGGAACACGTTGATGAGATTGAATACATCACCGAAGCTGATGACGAGGGTAAAAAGAATTATAAAATTCGCGGTGTGTTTATGCAGGCCGAAGTGAAGAATAGAAATAATAGAATGTATCCCCAACACGTTTTGGAAAAGGAAGTAAAACGATATAATAAAGAATATGTACAGCAAAAACGTGCTTTCGGTGAATTAGGACACCCTGACGGTCCTACAGTTAATCTAGAACGTGTATCTCACATGATAACGAAGTTGTATCCTGATGGCAAAAACTTTATTGGTGAAGCTAAAATTATGGGTACACCTTATGGAAAAATAGTAAAGAATCTTATAGATGAAGGTGCCAAGTTAGGAGTTTCATCTAGAGGTATGGGTTCATTAGAGCCCAGACGCAATATGCAAGTTGTTAAAGATGATTTTTATTTAGCAACTGCTGCTGATATTGTCGCAGATCCATCTGCTCCAAATGCTTTCGTGGAAGGCATCATGGAAGGCAAGGAGTGGGTTTGGGAGAATGGCGTTGTAAAAGAGGTTGA